TCCTGTCCAAGTACCATCATTCCATTGTTGTGATAATAAATTATTAGTGACTACAGGATTACCTGTTGTAATAGTTTCGATTACTGTAGTATCTCCTGCGTGAGGTGTATCTTCAAGGGTTACAGTTTCACTATTCGCTACCGAGTTGAACAGGATTACCATTGCCATCAACAATATAGGCTTCCTTATCATCCATTGCCTCCGTAATCTGTGAATCTACTTCCTCCATATATCTAAGAGCTTTTGTATATTCCTCATAGTCTGGTCTTTGTTCATCATACTTATTCCACTCGTCTAGGGCATCTCCTCCTATTTTACCGTTGAAAGGGCAGGGAGTTCCTGCGTGAGCCATGGCAGAAAAAACTCTTGCGTCTTGACATAAAATACTAACTGCAGCAACTTTCATATTAAAGTCAAAAAGCAGTTTAGATAATTTCATTCTTTCACAATTCATATCTCTTTTTGTGATACCTATACTTCCACCTATTAAAGGTTTCTGTATTCCAATCCCAACGCCCACAGTACAAAGGTCTTGCGACATGGCTGATATTCCAGGTGCTGATGCTGATGGTACAGTACGTGTATCGCCAGTATAAGAATTGTTGTTTGTTGTAGAAGTGCTTGTGGTGTTAGATGAACTGCCTGATTGATATGTTGTGCTAGAAGTGCTTTCGTATCCACCCGTGATAGCCGTATTAGACCCTGTTGAGTTTACCTGATCGTTTGTCGTGGCTCCTGTATTAGTAACATCTGCCATTGCGTTATCAAACAATGCACCAAATACAAACAGCATTGCTATGGTTACGCATACGATAATAAATATATTTTTCATATCTCTTGTCCTGGTTTTTTTGGTTCACTAGAGTATCGACTTTCACAAAAAAACTCATACCCTTTCATATCTCCCTCTTGATTGTGGTTATCAAAAAGTTCTAATGTGAGCTGAACTTTATTGTGAAATAAAAACTCTTGGCAAGTAGGTACGGAATCAAATGTAGCTTTATCGTATTGTGTATAAATAACTTGTTCAGAACTACTGAAGAATAGCATTGCGGTAATTATGAAATACATTCACAATTATTTCTTTTTAATCATTTTAGCTGCTGATCCTACGCCCTTAATTCCAAATGACGCTGAGATAGCAATGTATAATAGGTGTTGGTAGTATTCAGGAAGTTCTTGTAGAGCTATGAAACCACTTTTTACAAACTCTTGACAACCAGGAATAAATACGAGAACAGCAGGTAAAAGTAGTACCACTAAACTTACCTCGTCCTTCCACGATCCTTCCATCTGATTGACTGCTGATGCTTCCCAAGAAACTTTACCTGCAATCTGTTGTTCTTTAAGTGCAGTAGCAGCTTTAATCTCTGTAAGTTTTGCTTCTGATTTGGCTTTCTTCGTTTCTATTACGCCTTTAACCATATCACCAGCGACCCCTAAAAGAGGTTTTATCAACATTTGTAACATAATATTTCCTTATAAGTTTTGGATAATGCCGCTTAGTTCTAAGCAACGAGCTGGAGTTTGTTTATTCCAGCGTGAATCTCTCATCTGTGCAGCAGCTTCTTTGAAGTCGCATTTGCCAAGTGCAGTAAACATCTTCTTAAATTTGCCTACTCCTGCTTGTCCTAGCTGAAAACACATTTCCGTTAAAACGCCTGTTATAGCGTGTTTTTTGGGTTCAGGTAGCTCCGACCATTCAGTGTTCTCTAAATGTTCTCCTATGAGCGAATTTGCTCCATTAAACGCCTTTTCAAAGTCGTTATTAAATAGGTTTTGCCACCCTTCCTCAGATTTAGGTACTTCTTCACCATCTAATATCTTATGACCCCAGCCACCAGTAAGGTGTCCTTCGGTACAATGATAAGGCTCTAACCTATAGCCTTCGTGTGCTTTTATACGTTCTTTAATATCGTTCATTTATTCTTCTCTTTGATAGTTCATAGTTTTGTGGATTAATTTCAATACCAATAAAATCTAAATTATGTTCTTTACATACAACGCCAGTTGTTCCACTACCCATAAAATTATCTAAAACTGTATCATTGGGTCTTGATGCAACTTTTAAAATTCTTTCTACTAAAGCAGTAGGCATTTGGGTTGGATGCACTCTTTCACTTTTTTTTATATTGTGTGGCACATACCAAACACTTGATAGCGGATCGTGTATGTCTGTTTCTTGGTTTAAATAAATATCATCACCCTTTGATAAATGATAAATAATCTCATAATCTAAATGAAACCTAGATTTTGTGCTGTCAAATGAACCCGCATACTTCCAAATAATAAAAGATTTAAAATTTAATTTTTGAAAACTTTCAGAAAATTCAATCCAATGTGGCGTTCTCAAATTTTTTTTTAGCGTTTTGCTCTTAATGTTTAAAAAGATTTGTCCGTTGTTTTTCAATATTCGGTAATACTCGGTAAACACTTTATCTAAAAATTCTAAATAAAGTTTTAAAAATAACACATCTTTATTTTTTGCAACATACCCTGCACCAGTGATATCCTCATAAGGTGGGCTAGTTATAATTAAATCTATTGAATTGTCTGGTAGTTTTGACATTTCATCTAAACAATCTCCAAGTATTAATTTCATTTAGAATTGTTTATTGTTCACTTAATAGTATATCCCTGTGGTTGTGTGGATAAATTGGGTACTTTTTCGGGTTGATTGCCTAAAAGAATATCGTCTAAATTTTTGTTTAAATACCACACCACCGAACCAATAATGCTATCTCTTGTAAAAGTTTCTGAAATTTCTTTTAAAGAACACCCATATTGTAAAAGTAAAGATACTGCTTTTCCAGAGCTTCTAAGCTCTCTGTCTAGTGTAGATTCTGATTTTTTTGTTTTTACCCATACTGCTACTGGTAAAATACCAGACTCAGACACGTCATAATCTATTGTGGAAACTATAGGCATAGTGTCAATAAGCATACGCACATTAACGGATCTCATCCTGTTAGGCACTTCCATTCTCGCCACGCTACTCATAGTCCCTTTCTATAATCATTTCCAAATAATGTATAGCCTTTTTTATATCTTCTTTTTTACCCTTAAATTTGTGCCTACATACGTACTTTATGACGTTGCCTTCAGCATAGGGTAAATTGTTAATATTAATAAACTCTGCAGGTTGGATTATAAACCTTTTGTAGTGATCTCCACTTTCTTGTCGGTCTAATGTTTTCACGGACAGATTTTATTCCATCTTCCACCTTTATTCAATACCATTGGTAAAAGTTTTGGTTGGCTATCTATGATTATTCCACAACCTATAATAGGTCTATCTTTAAATACTTTGTCATACGCAAAAGCCAATGCGTCTTTGTCAATCAAACATCCTACTTGCATAGCCCATAAAAGTGATGATGGATTTCCCCAATAGGAAATGCCATACTTGGTATGAAAATGCCCTTGAACATAACAAGTGCCTTGCTTTTGTCCTACTGCTAAAATGTTTGCTGATTTACCGTGATGAAAGTGTACGTCATTGCCATCAGGTAATTTTATTGTGAGTTCGTTGTGCCATTTCCAACCTTTGCCTACTTCTAAGACTTCATTGTAATCTCGCATATAGGCTTTAGGTAGTCCCGCTTTAAAAGCTCTACGGTATGCCAAGCTTCCGTGATTGGAATGTAAGACATCTACCTTGCTCCATAGTTTTTCAATGGCGTGGATGGTTTCTCTAGCTTCGTATAACTCATCTCCTGCACTCGGTAAGTCAGGGTCTTGACCGTGAAAGTTTAAACCGTGTTTATCAGTTTCATCACCTATGTGTACTACACGATCAGGTTTGTATTTTTTTTTAATTGCAGTTAAAAAAGGAATTAAATCTTCGTGATGATAAGGACAATGGGTATCTGAAATAATCAATATACATCTATTTGACATACTTGAGTTTTATTTGATTTGCACAAGATGTGCAATACTACATAATTGAACGAATAATTATATATAGCATTTGAACAAAAACAGTCGTACCTATAAACCATACCAATGCTCGTAATTGACGCATATCTCTCTCGATATGGGCTAGGTGATTATCCTTGAGGGTGGTGAGCTTATTATCCATAAGCTCTAGTTTACCCTCAATGCGAATAATTGCTTCTTTATTTTGCTGTTCCATTTGCTTCCTTAGATTCTTCTTTTGTTTCCTCTTTTGGAAGTTCAGCTTGAAGTTGTGAAGTCCAATAATTTGCTACTATATCTAGGTCAGCTTTTTGTTCGCCAACTTTAATTAGTTTTTGGTAAATAGCCTTACCTTTATTAGATAGTGTAGTTTCATCATAGTCTTTATTGTTTAATGTAAACATATTAGCCCTCCAATGCAGCTACTTTAGTTTCTAAAGTTTCTATACGGGTTTGTGCTTCTTGTAAAGCCTTGATAGCTTTCATGTATAACACAGAATAAGAAACTCCTTTAACTTTTTGTTTTACCTCTTTTACATCACCAATTTGTTTAGTAGATGGTGTTTTAATATCACCAACATTTTTATCACCATCAATAACTTCCTGACTATCAGCAGTATATAAAACTGCGTCTTGAGTTTCAGAATCATCTTTAGTCCAAAGTGTTCCAAATGATGCGTCAGAAAGAATATCAGCAGAAGTTGGGTCAGACTCTTTAATTAATTTGTCCATACCTGCATCCTCTAGCTCTTGTGCAATAACACCTATTTGCTCCCAAGCTTTGTCAGCATATTGACGAACATCATCTTTCTTTTTAAAGTTTCTTACTTTAACCGCCTTGATATCATCCCATTGTGAATTACTATCTCGTATATCTTGTTTAATTCTTTCATCAGAAGTTGATCCATAAGAGTTGTCGTGATTCCTTAAATCACCATCAGACATAATAAACATTCTATTTGCCGTAGAATCAGCACAAGCAAAAAAGTGATTACTGTTATCGTCAGGTGCATAACCAAATACAATTTGTTGTCCGTATATATTTCCACTGCCTATAGTGTTTCGTAAATCTAAAATTACGTTATTTTGTGCATCTCTTACATCAAGAGTAGTGCCAGGAGCAGAGCTGTTGTTGCCTATACCAATTCTATCAGTACCACCATCTAAAAAAAGCATATTTACATAATTATTAGACTCTACTCTAAAATCTACATCAGCACTTGCATCATTAATAACAAAAGTGCTTGAAGTAATATTCAATGATGTTGCACCTGCTACACCAAGAGCTAATTCATCACCGTCATGGTTATATTGAAGATATCCTCTAGCAACACCCCCGTCATCACCCCAATAGATATTTCCAGTTGAAGTATTTCCAGATAAAATATGTAGACCACAATGACCACTATTTTCTAAAACTAATTCATCAACACTTGTATGAGTAGAAGCACTAGAATCAGCAGTTTTAATGTGTAAGCCTACACCCAAATCTCCTTCTGCTCCAATGCCTACAACATCATTACCACCACTAACAAATAACATATTAGCATTACCATTTGATTCTACTCTAAAATCTAAATCGTCAGAATCTTCATTAATAACAACAGCAGTATCAGTAATTGTTACTTGGTCATCGTTAGATGAGGATTGGTCATCAATACCTGCTAATGAACCACCAGCATAAGTTTTAAGTCTTGACGCTGTTACTTTACGGTTTGTACCTCCAGCACCATCATCAATTATAAATAAATCAGCATCCACAATCGCAGCTCCAATGTCTGTAGCCCCATCGATATCGAGATCAGCAACAGCTATTGAACCATCAGGAAATACTGGTGCTTGTGAAAAAGTTACTACACCAGATGATGATATAGCAATTGCGTCAGCATCTCCTGCAGAACCAATGTTACCATCGTTAGCTATTGCAATTGCACCTGTCGTTGTAATAGTTGTAGCTGTAAGAGCTTGTGCAGCAATTGTACTTCCAGATTCAGCAGTAAATGTATTGGCTGTGATTACAAAGTCTTTTGCACCTGCAACGTAAATGTCGATAGTATCGTCCGTAGGAGCTTCGATATATGTATCGCCATCGTCATCAAGAATTACTCGACCACCAAATGAAGCAGTATCTATACCAAGTTCGACTTTTGTAGGAGTACCAGAAGCCAAAGAGATACCTGTAAGGTTTACAGTCTGAGTTGTAGATGAGTGTGAAGAAGAGGCAATTGTGCCTTCTACTACATTAGCACCACCATCAGTAATTCTAATCTTCCTTCCTGCGAAATATACGGATGATATATCAGAAGAAGATGTAATAGTGATGGTATCAGCATCACTCCTTGCGACAGTATATGTGCCATCGCCATCTCCAAACTCAAAATATCCATCTCCGAGTTGTTCGTACATATCTCTCATATGTCCCATTAATTCTCTTGCAGCATTATTGACATTACTTGGTGCCATATTCTCTGCAAAGTTCACCGTCATATTGGCAGTATTACTACCTGCAGTTGAACTAAATTTTCCTACGCCTGTTCCAGCCATTTTATTTTCCTCCTAGTTAATTATTTAAAGGTTTGTTTCCTTTAATCTTCTTTTAAATTAGTTATTTTAGCCGCTTCGTTTGCTAATATTGCAAATGCTGCGTTAGTTGCTTGTGATATATCCATGTTTTTGTGACCAACAATAAAATCTTTACCTTTTTTTGATGTTAATATTCTTCCAATACCTATGTTAATCAACAATGATTTAATTGCAGATCCTTTAAATTCTTTGGCTTGAGCTACAATTGCTGCTGATTCTAGGGATGCACCAACATCTGCTGCACTGTTTACAAAAGGTAAAACATTTTCAATATTTTTTAACATTTTTATTTCTGATGGATCTAATATATCTAAAAGACCTTTCCTTTCGTAATTTGATAAAACTTTAGAGTATCTTGCAGGGTCTACTACATTGATACCAGCAGAAGCTCCTGTTTGAGCTGTTGATGTTGAGTTGGCAAAAATATTGTCTATTAAACCAGCTCTAAATTTAGTCATTGTAGTTTGGTCAAATTGTTTGACAGC